CCCGCGAACGCGACTTTTTGAAAAATTTAATAATGGAAAGTCTAACCACCCAAACGACAATACATAAAGACATTGTTTTGCAAGCCGCCAAAAAAATAAAACAAGTTGAAAAAGAAGACTTGAAAACGAAAGGTGGTGAATAAATACAATATGGACTTCAAACCGTTTATGTCAAGAAAATTTATAATGGCAGTATTGGCCGCAGTTATCGCATTTGGTAATGCTATGTTTAATTGGGGTTTGGATTTTAACGAAGTAGTCGTAATTATTACGCCGCTTCTTGGTTACATTGCCGTTGAAGGTGCCGCAGATTATAGAGAACGAGGCAAATAGACCCAATGAAGGAACGACCGGTATTTGACCATGTAGCCCGTGAAGACGGGCAAATTACTTTGGGGCAATTAAGCCAACAGGAACCGCAAAGCTTATACGACACAGTAGAAGCACTACGGCATGAATATTTTGTAGGAAATTACACACTACCATTTGACGGTAACGCCCCGGATTTAGTTATAAGAAAACCAAAACACGAACCAGTTGAATTACACGAAGGCGAAGTACAGAACTTGCACTATTCGGACAAAGGCAGTCATTTTGCCGCCGGGCAATACCACAAAGATATGGCAAAACTAGGCCGCCAATTGGGTTTTGACGTAGGAAAAGGGGAAGTAGAATATATACAACGCCGTTCAATGCGAAGAACGCCTAAAAATGGAAAATAACGCCTACACCATAGAAGAAATAGCCGGAAGCGATAAGCCGCCGTCAACACTTACCCCGGAACAAAAAGACAGACTACAAAAACTTGACTGGTATATAGACATAGAACTACCAACCGTTATGCAGGAAAGCAAAGAATACGGACTTTTGCAAGCACAATGGCGTCATGCCGACCGAATGAATGTATTGCTTTTTGAGGGTAGAATGATAGGACTTGACAAACAATAAACACTTGATTTATTATTAGTTATACGTCAACCGAAAGGTTGCGCCCCTACGCGAAGCGGGGTATAATAGGGCTAACAGCAAAAAGTTCTTGTTTTGCACATGCGAAGTCAAACGCTTCGCAAAAGTTGTTAGCCAACTTCGCAGGTGTAAAGTAAGAACTTTTTTTATGGTAATAACCAACATTTACAAAGACGGTTGCAAAGATAGTGAGGCTTGCCCAAAACAGGCGTTACTATTTTTACAGCCGTTTTTTTCTTTTGAAGTCGTGGAAGTAACCAGCGTGGGCGACTATAAATAATCAGACGCGAACTAAACACTCATTGCTTGCCATAGGCAAATGTTATGGCGCCGAGGAGTAAGTTTAGCGGCAATGTTCGTACGGCTTGCCGATTTCGTATTATATAGCTTAACGTAAGCGCGTTTTTCGCGTCGTCGTTATTATGTATTTTTTATGCTATATAAAACGAAGTCTAAAGCCTATTAGTGCCAAAGAGTAAGTTAGTTTATTAAAACTAATATTAAAATTAAAACTTAATAATTAAATAAAATAAATGTAGTAAAAGTGTAAAAATTCGGCGCCGCCAAAAAAAAATGGACAAACGCAAAATACTGTTCACGACCCACGCTTTAGACCGACTAGAAGAAGCCGGAATAACCCCAACGCAAGCAAAAGACTACCTTAAATACGCAACTAAAGAAAAGAAAACCGGGCGTTTCAAAGAATACAAAGACGAAAAATACGGCCGAAACGGTCAAGACCAAGCCGGGCTTTATTCTTTTGGTTTGCACCTTTTTACCGTTATAAAGAAATTGGGACGCGACGGCGAAAAAATAGCATTGGTAATAACCTATTCTTACAAGCCAAACAATAATTGGTTTGGGCGACAATGAACGAAGAAGACATAATTACAATTGAACTTACGCCGGAAATGGTAGCCGAAGCAAGGCGAGTACACCAAGAACGGCTAATACATAAGCAAAGCGACAAAACGCGTTTGGCTATAAGCAACCACGGCGTTTACGGTGAATTAGGACACATGGCGGTAGAAGTAGCACTTGAAAACTTAGAGGTACCATTTGAAAGCACCCGGACAATTCGCTACCACGGCGGCGACCCATACGACATTAAATACGAAAACGACACCATTGACGTAAAAGCGACCCACGGAATTATAGACAAATGGTTTTACAACAAAGAATTTTTAGTATTCCAAGCGCAGTTAGACGACCCCAAAATAGAATTGGTAAGCCACTTTTGTTTTGTACTGGTGAACCCGGACTTAACGGAAGCGTACATATTCGGAATTATTGACGTGCCGGACTTCTTGAAGAATAGCTACCCCGTTCAACTTAAATGGCCGAACCAAGCTATAAAATCCCGCTTTTTGAAGCCATTTAGGAAATACATATACCGCGTTTAATTTTGCCCCTTGACAATCATAAGACAATTATATTACACTTAATCCATGACAACTATTAAAGACTACTTGCGAAGCATGATTAAAGACTACGAAGAAAAACGCACCCATGCTTTTACCAATGACGAAGAAGACCTTGAAGAAGTGCAAGAAGAAATTGTAGACGAATACATTGACATTATAGCCAAAAGAATTGTTGGCGCAGAATAAAGCTATGGCAATGATAGAAGACAACGGCAAAATTACTATTACTTTTGCACGAAGGGCAGACGCACCGGAAAGCGACGAAGAAACTTTAGTTTTTTGGCTTTTCAAGGTGTTACGTCAATTTGGCATGGAAGCGTCAATAGAAACAGACACCAATAGCTACGAAGAAGACGAAGTAATACACGAATTATAAATATGGACGACTACGAACACTTTTGCGACTTACAGGCAGAACAGGAACAGGCGGAACGCGACGAACAGCGTTGGCAGGACGAACAAACCCAAGATTAAATTATGAAACCGGAAGACAAAAAAGGCGAATTACAAATTAAGCGTTGGGATATTAAAAAAATCAACGAACTTAATAGCGAAATAATAGTTACGCTTGACAAAGAAAATGTAACGAAATTGTTATATGGCCTTATTGGCTTAACTAAAGAAAATGACACGTTTTATTTAGGTTTTAGACTAACAGATTTCGGCTTGCATTTCCAACACCGGGAAGTAACCGAGCCTAAAGAACCGAAACAAAATTGATACTTGACAATCACTAAACAATTATATTACAATATGTGTATGATACGAAAAGAAGTAAAACTACAAGGACATGCACACAGACGCGAACGCGTATACAGTAAATGGGTAGCGATTGTGAAGTATTACGAAGAAAACGGCGCGAAAGCAACCGTTGACGAATTTAAGATTTCGCGGGGGCATTTGTATTACATAATTCGCGAAATGAATAAAAAAATAAATTAAATAATATTCCAAGGGCAAATATGGAACTAACAACAGAACAAAAAATTAAATTTGTAACACAGTATGTACCAAAAGGCGAAAGCCCAAAAGTATATTTTGAACTTCTTAAAAGTCAAATAATGGGTACCGATAAAAACGGAAAAGCCCGAAGCGACGAAGACTTATACTACTTCATGTACGTTGCTAAAAGAACCGGACTTGACCCAATGGTTAAGCAAATTTACCCCGTATACCGTTGGGACACTAGAGTAGGTGCCGAAAAAATGACAATCCAAGTAGGTATTGACGGCATGAGGCTAGTAGCAGAACGCACCGGAAAATACGCAGGAAGCGACGACGCAGTATTTGACGCAGAAGACCAAACACACCCAAATAAAGCAACTGTAACCGTTAAAAAAATAATGAAGGGCGAAGTTATTGAAACTACAGCAAGCGCACGTTGGACAGAATACGCACAAACTACAAGGGACGGTAAGCTAATGGGGCTTTGGTCAAAAATGCCATATTTAATGCTTGCTAAATGTGCCGAAGCTTTAGCGCTTCGCAAAGCATTTCCAAATGAATTATCAGGAATTTATACTACCGAAGAAATGGCACAAACTGAAACAGTATCAAGCGTAATGGACACCTTGCCAACACCTACCGGAAAAGAAAAAAAGGCAGTTGAAGCACCAAAAGAAGAAAAGAAACCGGAAGCAAAACCCGCAGTAAGCACAAAGGCGGCAAAAGTTACTGGAAAAGCACCGGAAAAAAAGGAAATAACACACGAAACACCGGCGAACGATAGACCAATAGATAACCAAGCCGTACAAGAAGCTAAAGAAACGATTGAAAATTTATCAGAACCGGTGCAACAGGAATTGCCAAAGGTAACAGATAATATAGATTTAGGGGCAATGCGGCAGGCAAATAAAGACAATGGGACTACTTAGGTATATTCTTTATTATTTGTTTGGCGATTGGATTGACCAAAATTAAATATGAAAAAAATAATATTTTTAACATTTATAGTAATGCTTCTTATTTGGATATTCTACGCATTTTTAGTAAGCACCGTAGTAAGTGAAATTGGAAAAGCGGGGGGCGTAGGTTCAATTATCGGAAACGAAGTACACAATTTTAATAAAGCGGCGGAAGGTAAATAATATGGCTAAAAAAACGACACCAAAACCAAGAGGGCTTAAAAAAATACAAAGGCGTTATACAATTAGCACCTACACTTTTAAGTCTTTAGAAGCGGCCAAAAAACAAATATTAAAGTTTGAAGAAAACGAAGGCTATAACGGTAAAAGTAAAATATTTGAAGTAGTCGGAACTTACGACATTGAAATAAAAAAAGTCGTTTCGTTAAAAAAACAGAAACCAAAAGCGGAAGAAGACCCGCTAACACTTTACTAATATGAAAGACCAAAATATAGTTATTGAAGTACAGGTACCAAGCAAAGCGCAGGCCGCAAGGGACGCTTACGAAGCAGTACAGGACACGAAAGCTAGAATACGCGGTATTCAAAAGCTTATTCGTGAAGACATGCTAAAAGACCCCGAATACGCACAGCTTAAAGAACAGTCTTTAGAGTTAGGCCGCGAATTACGCTTTGAAAAGAATAAGAAAATGCGCCAACAACACATGCTTGGCTACGAAAACCAAATAAAGGAACTCAAAGACGGCCTTAAAAACAAACAACTTACGCTTTTTGCGGAAGTAGACAAATACACCGAAGAAACCGGACAATTTATATTGCCACTAGAAGACGAACGCAAGGTAATTGAAAAGGAATACAAATTTAAGAAATTCTAAATATGGGCATTTTTATAGAAGACGATTTAGCAGAAATTGAAGTAGAACGAATTAAGCTTGAAGCTATGGAAAAGGAACTAAAGAAAATAAGACCATTGCACGATAAATTAGTATTGGAAATTTTAATAACAAGGGACGATATAAAACGCAAGCAAAAAGAATTGGGCGAAAATACCCCTTGACATTCATAAGACAATCATAGTACAATAAATATATGAAAATTAAACTTTTTTCAAACACAAGTATTAAAGGACTAGAAGAAACTGTAAACGAATGGTTGTCAGAATTAAATAATGAAAGGGTAAAAGATATTAAATTTACAGCACCAACAGAAACAAAATATTGGGAAGGCAACGCGGGAATTACACCAAGTCAAGACGATACATTTTATACAATAATGGTTATTTATAATTAGTTATGGCACAAATAGACATAGAAAAACTAAAAGAACTTACAGCCGACGCCGGAAAAATCTTTTTGACACCGACAGGCGAAGACACGCTAGTACAGCTTTTGGAAATACAAAAGCAAGTAGAAGCGGCAATTGACGAAGCCGAAAAGACACTAGAAGAAGCCGCGCTAAAGCTTGACCCAAACTTTACCAGTATTCAGGCAGACCGCATAAAAGTATTCTACCGGGCGTATGGCACAAAATACGCAATTGACGAAAGCGCATTACCGGAAATTCCAAAAGAACTTTATACAACAAAAACTACATATTCGCCGGACAGTAAAGCAATTGAAAAATGGACAGAAGAACACAAAGGGCTACCAGTTGGCATAATAGAAAAAGACCGTACAAAATCACTAAAATTTACCCTAAAGGGTGCAAAAACCGAAAATGAATAACCAACCCGTATTTAGAGCTTCATATACTGTACTTGACTTATGGCAAAGCAATAATTGGGAACGTGCCATAGAAGCATATTTTAAGCTAAAAGACTTCGTAACCCCGGCAATGGCAGACGGTCGCGCACTTCACAAACAATGGGAAGAACACATTATAAAGACAAAGACAATGCCGCCGGAATTTGGCGGAAGGGCGCTTGTAAACCCAAGCGTTGAAGGTAAAAAGGTAGTGCATGTTACCGATTGGTTAGACTTAGTTGGTGTAATTGATTGCTACGACCGACCGGACATTTACGAATGGAAGTCGGGTAAACAAAGTAGCGAAGTATACGCCAATTCAAAACAGGCCGGAACATACGGCGTACTTGCCACACTTTCGGGGCTTTACGTTGAAAAAGCACACATTTACCACTACGACCAATATATTAAGAAGTACGAAATGTCAACGGTTTGGCTTACCGACAAGTTATTAAAAGATACGCTTAATTGGATTGAAACAATTGGCGGCGAAATGCACAACTATTTATTAGAAAATAAACTTTACGACCAGTTCGGGGCTAATTTATTAAAGAATGGAAACGCGCCTAGTAAATTTGATAATTAACACACTAAACGGAAACGGCCATTTTGTATGGCGTAATAATTCCGGTGTAGTAAAGAATAGTTACACCAATAAAAAGGGTGTATCTAAACAAAGAATGTGGCGGGCAGGGGTAAAAGGCGGAAGCGATATACTAGGAATAGCAAAAAACGGTAGATTTATAGCTATAGAATGTAAAGTAAAGCCAAATAAGCCTACAGTTTTACAAGAAGCGTTTTTAAATACAATTGAAAGTTACGGCGGATATGCGATAGTAGCATATTCACTAGAGGACATAGAACCTATACTATCATTAGACTAATATGAAACTTATAAAAAATAAATACTTAATAGCGGAAATTTGGGAAATTCAAGCTATTTTATACTTAATATTAGCGCAAATCGTAGAAACTGATTGGATTATGTGGGCATTGAGGATTTATGGAGTATTTACAATGCTAACAGCTATGGTACTCAAATATTTAGATAGAAAAGAAAATGAAAAAATATAAAAAAACATATATAGCAGACGGTATAACTAAATATGAAATAAACGGCCAGCGCCAATGGTTATTTTACGCGGCAGTTGTTAGCTTCATATTTTGGTTTGGTTTTTTCTTAGGCACACATAATAGCCCGAAATATGAAATAATAAGCCCATGCCCTGTAAATGGTTGCAACGTACCGACTGAAACACCAAGTATTACACCAGTTCAACCACCAAGCCCAACAATAACACCAAGAAAAAGCGTACGAGGTACCGCAAGCTATTATAGTACCGCAGGGTGCTTGGGTTGTTCAGAAACTTTGACAATGGCAAACGGCGAAACATTTAGCGACGATAAACTAACTATTGCGCTTACACCAGAAACAGTAAGCCAACACAAATTATTAAATGACGAAGTTAGAGTAATAAATGTGAACAATGGGCAAGAAGTTTACGCAAAAGTAACAGACACAGGCGGTTTTGCAAAATATAATAGGGTAGCAGACCTTGGGGTAGCAGTTAAGGAAGCCATTAGTTGCACTTCGCTTTGTGAAGTAGTAATTGAATGGTAGTAAAGGGGGTGAAGTTATAGAATGGAAGACAAAATTATAGATTGTAAAGAAGGCAATAATTGTTTAAGCGGCGGAACGTTCAAATTTACAGTAAAAGACCAAGAATTTTTTACACGAATGGGTTACACCGAACCAAGACGTTGTAAACCATGCCGGATTAGAAAAAAGAACGCAGTAAACGCACAACAATAATATGGAAGCAACACTTTTTTACTTATTATTGGTTCTTTTTAGCGAAAAAGTAGAATTTAGCCTAACGGCGCTACTTTTTGCCATTATTTTTGATATTTTAATATGAAACCGGAAGAAGTAATTACAAAGGTACTTAAAGAAATAGTACCGCTTGCCGTAGTCGGGCGAAGTCTTAAAGAACTTGACCAACAGGCAGAACAATTGGTAGCGCTTTACGGTGCCAAGCCATACAACAAAGGATATAAGCCCGATTGGGCGCCAGTACCCTACCCGGCTACACTTTGTTTGGGTGTAAACGATACAGTAGCCCACGGCATACCAACAGATTACAGACTACAAAACGGCGACATACTAAATATTGACCTTGGCATAATCATAAACGACAAATGCGGCGATAGCGGCCTAACTATTGGCATAGGCGAAATTTCAAACCGCGACCAACGATTGCTTTACTATGCTAAAAATACGCTTTATGCCGGAATTGACGCAGTAAAAGAAGGTGCAACGGTCAAAGACGTAGCAAGGGCAATGGAAATGTACGCACTACCACGGGGCTACGTTACCAACCATAATTTATCAGGCCACGGAATAGGCAATACAATGCACATGCCGCCTAAAATACCCGCATTTACTTATTTGGAAAACGCAGTAAACGACTACCTTTTAGACAATTCTATGGATTACAAATTTAAGATAGGCGACCGAATTTGTTTGGAACCGTTTTTAACCTACAAAGACAAGGCAGGATATAGAACCGACGACGGTTGGACAATAAAAACACGGGACGGCAAGAAAAGTGCTTTTTTTGAACACATGTTAGAAGTAACAAAAGACGGTTGCAATATTTTGACACAGCACATTAGTAGAAATGAACCTATATAGTCTTTTCTTACAAGTTATGAACGCAATAATTAAAAAATACCCGCCAATAAATATGGAAAACAGACAGGTTGGCGAAGCTTTGGAAGAAATACGCAAATGGCTTTATGATAAAGAAAAAAGGGGGTGAAAATATGTCAGTAACACAACAAACAGTAGAACCGGTCAAAGAACAAAAAAAACTAGACGACGGCGACATAGCAATTTTTTCTATGAATGGAAACCGTGAACAACGCAGGCGCTTTTTTCAGGCAAACAGAAAAACAGCCTACAAGGGCTTTTCTTGGGAAGACATAAACAACGACCCACGGGTTATAAAGAAAAAACCATACATAAATGAAGAAAAACGGGCAAACCGACGGGCTTATATAAAGGCACGAAGGGGGGTGAATTAGAATTATGTCAATAGAAACGGCACTAATGGTAGGACTAACGCTATTACTAAACTTTGCTTGGTTTGTTTACTTGCATAGACGCTTAAATGATATTGAAAACGACGTCAGAAAAGGAAATAAAGACCAACAGGAAATAAAAACGCGCTTAACGAACATGAAGAAACGCCAATACGATATGCAAACGGCAGTAAAGCAAACATTGCTTAGGGCGTTGCAAAAATCAGTCATAGCACCGGCCAAAAGAAATAATACGCATTGATTAGTGTATTACTTGTGTATTATGATATTATAGTAATATGGCAGACGCAGGAAGACCAGAATATACGGAAGAACAATACGCCAGTTGGCTAGAACAAATGCGCCCTTTTTTGCAACAGGGTAATAGTTTATATTATTCGTTGGACAAGGCGGGACTAATTACGCACCAAACAACGATTTACGAAAAATACAGGCTAAATGATTGGTTTTCGCAAAAAATAGATAAATATAGACAGCACACGGCCGAACTTGCCAATAACATATTTGCAACGATAGTAAATAAAGTAAATGACAAAGTAGTACGCGGCGAAATTGTAAGCGAAGACGAAATGAAAAACGTTAGGTTCTTCGCAGAAAAGCACAGAACAGCGCAAAAGTTCTTTGTTACTAGAAACGAAAACGCCGAGGTTGACGACAGCAAAGTAGGCAAGGTGCTTGACGATTTAGAAGAAACGGACTACGAATATGTTGGACAAGAGGCTAAAAAACAAATGGTGGCGAATGACCCACCTATACAAGATAAAGAATAAGCAAGGGCAAATTGTTACTTTCAAGCCCAATTATATTCAGTTAAAACACTTAGACGAACGCCGCGCCCACAAACGAAACCTTATTGTCAAATACCGACAGGGCGGAGTTACCACACTTTATTGCATTGATTACCTTGACGAAGCACTTTGGGTTACTGGTATGTCATGTGCTATTTTAGGACACGAACGCCAAGCAATTACCAAGATATTTGAAATTGTAAAACGTGCTTACGACTACTTACCGGCGGACTTAAAGCCTACTACCCGCACCGATACCAAAAACGCATACTTCTTTTCTAAACGCTTTGACGGTCAAGTGCTTGATAGTGAAATATATGTAGGGCTTAAACTTCGTTCGGGAACGGTAAAAAAGCTACATATTACCGAAAGCGCCTACATTAAAGACCGGCAAGAACTTATAGCAGGTTCAAAACAGGCAGTACCAAAAGACGGTAGCATTTCCGAAGAAACCACCGGAAACGGATTTAATGACTTTTACGACGACTACATGTATTACGATACATTGCCGGAACCACAACCGCTTGACTATAAAACATACTTTTACGCTTGGCACGAAGACCCGGAATACGCACTAGACGGCAGTATTGACGATTACTTACCCGACGAATTGGCACTTATTGAATTAGTAGAAAAAGAATACGGCAAAAGGCTTACAGACGGCCAATTGCTATGGCGTAGGTGGAAGAAAAACGAATTACGCAAAAACCAAGAAGGCGTAGGACTTACCGGCGACCAATTATTTAGGCAGGAATACCCAAGTACCAAATTAGAGGCTTTCCAAAGCGGTCAAGGTCAAGTCTTTGACCCATACAAACTAAATGAAAAATTGCCAAAAACACCGCTTGGCGTATTGGACATTAACAGAATACTAACGGTCAACTTCCACGAAAAAAGCGAAGCCGAACAAAAAGAAATTGACGCAAAGATTAAGACAGCACAAAGCTTTATTCAAAAAGGGCTAAAAATATGGCATTTACCGGAAGAAGGGCAGAATTACATTATAGGCGTTGACCCTTCCGACGGAATGGGTAGCGACAATTCTTGTATTGACGTATGGAATGATACCAAGCAAGTTGCACAGTTTTACGGCAAAATAAGACCGGACGAATTAGCAGAACTTACGGCAGAAATTGGCACTTGGTATAACAAAGCATTTACAGGGGTAGAAAACAACATGCTTTCAACAATACTTATATTGTCAAAAATCTACGACAATTACTATTTTGAAACGAAAATAGACGAACGAACAAACGTTAGAACCCGCAAAATTGGGTGGAACACGAATATAAAGACCCGCGACGTTATGATTGACGACTTCATTAAGTTTTTTGAAGAAGACGAACTTGACATAGCAAGCGCACTTACACTTGGTGAAATGAAAACATTTGTTAAAAAGGAAAATGGAAAACGTGAACACGCAGACAATAAAAACGACGACAGCGTAATAGCGGCCATGATTGCAATACAAATGCGAAAGTTCAATAAGCCTACCGTACGCACTTTTACGAAAAAAGCTTTTTAGCTATTGTGTTTATGAAAATGATATAATTAAAATTAGTTATGGCACAAGTAACACCACCCGCAGTTGGAACAAAAGACCAGAACACGTCGTATATTAAATTTCCGTATGCCGGTTCGGAACAACGGCTAAAAGACTATAACTACTACGAAAAATTGTTTTTAGGCGACCAAATGGCCGCGTTCAACTACCGAATAGACAACCCCGAATATAACAAAGCGTATCAGAAATTACGTTATGTAATGATTAACTTCGCCGGTTTAATGTCAAAGATTATTGCCGACATGTTATTTGGTGAACCAATTATTGTAAAAGCGGGCGAAAAAGGCGACCAAGAGTTTTTAGACGCTTTAGTATACGAAAATAACCTACATACACAGCTTTACGAAAGTGCTTTGTCAAATTCATATTTTGGCGACGCATTGCTAAAGGTACGCTTTGGCATTAAAGAAGAAGGCGACAAAAAGCCCACCGTTATTATTGAAGAAAATACACCAAAGGTATACTTTCCGACGCTTGACCCTTCAAATGTACGGGCAAAGCCAAAACAACACGAATTTGCTTGGCCTATTGAAGTACAGGGCAAAAAATATGTCAGAAAAGAAATACATATAGTCGGAAAAATAACAAATGAACTTTGGGTACTTAAAGACGACAACACCGTAGGCGATAAAGTAGACATTAAAACAATTCTTGGCATTGACCCGGAAGAAGAAACGAAAATTGACCGTTCATTAGTAACACATATACCGAACTGGAAAACGTCGGGTAGATTTTGGGGCATTTCCGATTACTACGACCTTGATAGCCTTTTTTACGCAATAAATAACCGTTTGACAAAAATTGACAACGTTTTAGACAAACACACAGACCCAATACTAGCAGTACCGGAAGGCGTACTTGACGAAGACGGCAAAGTAAAGCGGGAAGCTTTGAACATGATTGAAATTAGCCCCGAAGCCGGAAAAGAAAAGCCCGAATATATCGTTTGGAACGCAAACCTTGACGCGGCATTTAAGCAAATTGACCACTTAGTAGACATGTTCTATATGGTAAGCGAAATTTCGCCGGACGTTTTGGGTATGGGTAAAGGCGGTGCAGTTGAAAGCGGAAGGGCGCTTAAATTAAAAATCCTTAGAACAATTGCTAAAGCTTCACGAAAAAAGCTTTACTACGACCGTGCTATTAAAGAAACGCTATACGTTGCACAGTTAGTTGCGAAAGCATGGAATTTGGAAGTTGGCGGATTAAAACTTACAAAAGAACCAGTTATACCGGATATAGAATGGAACGACGGCTTGCCAATTGACGACAGCGAACAAATTGACGACGAAGTAAAAAGGATTGACGCCGGGCTTTCAAGTACAAAAGACAGCTTAATGCGAATTGACGGCCTTGACGAAAAAGCCGCCGAAGCAAAGGCAAAGGAAATTTCAGACGAAAAGAAAATAAATATGCCAGCAATGAACTTAGGCGACAACCCTTTTGGCGGTGGAAACAATAACAACAACCCCAAAAACGGCGACAATAACAACGCAGGCAAATAGGCTATAATATAGTCATGTACCCCACAGAAGTTGCAATAAACGAAAAAGGAATAGAAAAGCTAATTGCGACCTACAAGCGGGCTTATAAAGAAATTGTAGGCGAATTGGTAAATGCAACAGATTTTGGCACCTACAACCGCAAATTATTACTCAAACAAATTGAAGAAACGCTAACCGCACTTGGCGAAGACGCACAGGCATTTATTGAAAAAGAATTACCCCGTTACTATGTTAGTGGCGCAACCGACGCAGTAAAACAGCTTCGGGAAATAGACGCACCGGTAAGAGTTGGTAGCGGATTTTCAAAAATACATAAACTTGCCATTGCGGCGCTTGTTGACGATACGGCAAAAGCATTTGGCGAAAGTTTAACCGGTGTAAACAGAAGCGCAAACACCATGCTTAACAAGGCAGTTAAAGAAGAAATTACACAGCGCTTGGCACAAGGACAAATCAAGGGCGAAGCATTACGACAAACAAAAAAAGCGGTAATTGGGGCAATTCAACAACAAGGGCTTGACGCTTTAGTAGATAAAGCGGGGCGTGGTTGGACGCTTGACCGTTATTCGGAAATGCTTATAAGAACAAAGGCAGTAGAAGCACGAAACCGTGGTTTTGGTAACAGAATGGTAGAAAACGGCTACGATTTAGTGCAGGTAAGTAGGCATTTTTCAACACATGAAGAATGTAGGGTATGGGAAGGCGAAATATTAAGCTTCACCGGTGCGACCAAAGGGTATAAAACCGTACAGGACGCGGAAGAAGCCGGACTATTCCACCCTAATTGCAAACATGCTATAAACGCACTACACATGGACATAGCCCGCGAAACTATGGCATGGGACGCAGAAAACCAAAAATACACTAAAGGTTTGCTTGTAAAATAACTACTTGACATTGACTAAACATTTGGTTACTATTGATTTATAGGCAAGCGGAAGCAACCGCGATACCAAGCGATTATGCCAGAACCAACAGGCGACAATAACAATCCAAATCCCGGTGGTACGCCACCAGCACCAGACCCCAAGGGTAATACGCCACCCGACCCAAAAGGCGACAACGGGGGTAATAACAACAACGCAACGCCCGACGTTGATTTTTCTAAACTATCAGACGACCAATTAGATAAAGTATTGGAAGACAAAAGACTATTTAACCTTCCAAGAATAAAAGAACTTCGCGACGCGGCCAAAAAAGCCAAGGAATACGAAGACAGCGAAGCTAAAAGGCAAGAAGAAGAATTGAAGAAAAAGGGCGAATTTGAAACGTTAGCAAAAACAAAAGAAGAAGAAGCTAACAGTTGGAAAACTAAGTTTGAACAAAGCCAAATCAATAATGCCATAATGGCAGAAGCGGCAAAACAAGGGGTAACACGCCTTGACTTAGTTGAAAAACTAATTGACAAAGGAAAAATACAGTTAGACGAAAACGGCACAGTAACAGGAGTTACCGAAGCCGTAGACGAATTGATAAAAAACAATGAATTTCTTAAAGGTGCAACCAAAAGTTCAATGGGTGGGGGTACAAACCCTACGAATACAGCCGACGTTCAAGAATTTACGATAACGCAAATTCAAGACCCGGCCTTTTATCAGGCCAACCGCGACGCAATTCAAAAGGCGCAAGCGGCAGGCAAGATAGTAGACGATAGGGCATAATTACACCCCAACCGAACTTAGGTTAGACTAAGCAGGAAAGGGGGTGAAACAACAATTATGCCAAATTTTACACCAACAACTAACGCAAACGCTATTCCAACAGTTATTGCCCAAGAGGTAATTAGACTGTTTCCGGGTTACATGAACCTTGCAAAGTTCGTTTCTAAAGATACGGACTGGACGGGGCAGGACTTCGCCAATTACGGCGATACTCTTGACATTGTTAAACCGGGTGCATTGACTGTTAAGACAAAAACAGCCGGTACACCAATGGAAACACAGGCGCCAAATGCGGACAAAATCAGCGTTACGCTTAACCAACACAAGTATATTGACGTGCTTGAAGAAGACATTACAAAACTTCTTCAAAAACCAAATTTACAGCAAGCTTACGCTAGAAACATGGCTATTAAACTTGCCGAAGAAGTTGAAGGCTACTTATTTAGTCTTCACCCCGGCGTAGACGAAACACTTACCTTCAACAAGTCAAGTGCTACAACGGTAGAAGCAAGCTTTTTAGCGCTTCGTTCATGGTTTGCAAGGCACAAAGTACCACAGACCATGCCAAAAGCCGCGTTTCTTGACACGTCAATCATTGACGAACTGTTAAAGATTGATAAATATTCAAGGGGCGACTATGTTGGAAACACCGAGGCCATAAACCTTGGGGCAATTAGACGCATTTACAATATAAATGTGTTTGAAAGCCAATTAGTGCCTACTTCCGGTTCGCCGGTAACTAGACACAACCTTGCACTTACAGAATTTGGTATTGTTCTTGTAAACAGACCAATGCCATTAGACGGAAACGGCAAGGGCGTAAGACAAACGAATATGATTGACCCAAATACGGGGCTTTCATTCCGTTTGACCGAAGGGTACTCACACGGCGACCTTGGTTCAAGGTTCACTCTTGACGTTGTGTATGGCGCCGCACTTGCGGACGAAACACAAGTCGTAGAGGTAGAAAGTACCTAACGACACTTTTTAATCCTAAATGCCCTTGGATTAAAAAAACAAAGAGGCTATATTGCAGAAATGCGTATAGCCTTTTTTGTTTAGTTTATGTATAATGACTGTATGCCGTATTTAGTCAATCCAAAGGGTAGAATTGTTGCTATTGACGACGAATTAGAATATGCCACATGGCTAAAAAAGGCAGGATTTCGCCCCGCAACCCCGGAAGAAGAAAAGAACCACATAGCAGACGTAAAAGCCCAAATTAAAGCACAGGAAATGGAAGCAAACGCAGACCAAATGAAAAATGGCATTTACCTTGCCACCGTTTCACAAGGTGGGCAGGACGGCTACGGCATAGCAAGTGCAAAAATGATTAAAGAATTGCATAAACTAGACGTGCCAATTTCGCTACATAACGAAGGGCAGAAAATTGCGCTTTTGTTTCACAACCCGTATTCAATTTCAAAATTAGATAACGATTACCGCGTTTTATACACAATGTTTGAAAGCGACAAAATACCGGACGATTGGAAAGAACACCTTGAACGTGCCGACATGGTAATAGTACCGTCGCAATGGTGCAAGTCAGTATTTGAAAAGGCAGGAATTACGGCAAGAGTAGTACCGCTTGGCTACGACGACAAAGTATTTAAGTTTGTTGAACGCAAGATAGCAAGCAAGACACGCCGCGACTTCGTATTTTTACACTACAACGCTTTCAACGTTCGTAAAGGATTTCAAGAAGTATGGGCGGCTTTCAATAAAGCTTTTCAGAAGAACGAACCCGTTAAATTGGTACTTAAAACGACTTTGGAACGCATACCGCTACCCATTACCAAATCAGAATACCCAAATGTAGAAATTATAAGCGGCAGAATGACAGACCGGGAATTAGCAAGGCTTAACGGTAATGCCGACTGTTTCTTGTTTCCGTCAAGGGGCGAAGGTTTTGGAATGACACCACTTGAAGCTATGGCGACCGGTGCGGCGGCAATTGTACCGAATGAACATGGCATAAGTGAATATTTTGACAGCGAATACATGTACGAAGTCAAAGCAACCGAACGTTGCCCGGCTATCTATTCACGATACAAAAACCAAGACGTAGGCAAAATGGTTGTAGCAGACGTTGACGACTTAGCAAAGCAAATGCGCTATGCTTACGACCACCAAGAAGAAACGTTAGAATTGGGCAAAAAAGCTTCGGAATATGTAAAACAATGGACTTATGAAAAAACAGCAATTAAACTAAAAGAAATATTTGAAGAAATATTAAGCAACCCAATGCCACAACGCGCTTTGCACAACCAATTAGAAGTTGAAGCGATATAAAGGGGGTGAATAAAACTTATGGCACATAGCAAATCAGAAGAAAAAAGACTTGAAGTACAACAGGCAGACGCCCCGAAAGCGAAATTTGCCTACACTTGCCCGGCTTGTACCGGTGTAGCAATTGAAACTTCAAACAAAATGCTTAACGTTGAAGTAGATTGTCAGAATTGCGGCAAAAGAATTACCCTTGATAACGAAGACGCATACGCAAAACTGTAAATATGAACGTAAAATATTGTGGAAGCGCAAAGGATTATAGCGGCTATGGTGAAGCCAACCGGCATGATATTGCCGCATTAGTCAAAGCAGGCGTTGAAGTAACCACCCAAATACCCGTTTATGTAATGGAAGTGTCAGACTTCGGGAAATTGGGCGACATTTCCGTAGAACGTGAAGGCCGCAAAATACCCTACGACATAAAAATACTTCACACAACGCCAAACGTTTACCGTAGCTATATGGAACCGCTAAAGTACCATATAGGGCGTATTTTTTGGGAAACAGACAAATTACCTACCGACTTTTCAATACCCGCAAACCTTGTTGACGAAATTTGGACAGGTTCGGAATTTAACGCCAAAGCTATTCGCAATTCCGGCGTTACCAAGCCAATATACATAATACCGGAAGCAATAGACACAGAATTAGAGCTTGAAAACTACAAGCCATACAATATTGGCTACCAAAAAGACTATAAGTTTTATTCAATATTTGAATGGACAGAACGCAAGAACCCATTAGCTTTACTTGAAGCATATTGGCGGGAATTTGAAGACACCGAGGGCGTAAGTCTTACAATAAAAACATACGTTGACAACTTCCAAACAGAAAAGCGCCGGGAAATTGACAGGGCAATAATTAAGCTTAGAAGTAAACTAGGCTTGAAACGTTACGCACCGGTTTATTTATACCGTAGGCTTATGGACAGACACCAAATTTACCGTTTCCACAGAACATTTGATTGCTTTGTTTCGGCACACCGTGGCGAAGGTTGGGGCATACCGCAAATGGAAGCAATGCTTATGAATAAGCCAATAATAAGCACAAATCTAGGCGGAATACATGAATATTTAGAAGACCATAAAAACGCAATGCTTATACCTTGCACAATGGAACCATTGACCGGAAATAACCGCAATACCCAATGGTATACAAACGAACAGAAATGGGGAAATGTGGATATTAAAAAACTACGTCAGGCTATGCGCTTTGCTTTTGACCACAACGACGAAGCCGAAAAAATGGGGATAAATGGGGGAAAAACTGTACGACAATTGTTTTCACTTGAAGCGGTAGGAAAACAAATGGAAAAGCGACTAAAAGAAATAGAAAAGGAACGCCAAGCAAAATGAAATTACTATATTTGTCATGCCATAGTATTTTAGAATACGACGAATTGAAGCTATTTGAAGAATTGGGAATAGAATATTTTAGCTTGGGTTCATATATTGACCCGCAAAAACCGGTTGACCCAATACGGCCACCATTGACACAGCAAGTAGACCCCGAACTATTAAAAATTGCACCAGACCGTAACCACATACCAAAAGAATTTTTTGACAAATTTGACGTAATAGTAGTAATGCACATACCGGAATGGATATACGACAATTGGGAAAACATGAAGCATAAAACCGTTATTTGGCGTTCAATTGGACAATCTACGGCGGCTATTGAAGAAAAAATGTTTAAGTACAGGCAAGAAGGCTTAAAAATAGTGCGTTACAGCCCCTACGAAGCGTATATACCACAAACGGCGGGTGCAGACGCTATAATACGCTTTTACAAAGACCCCGACGAATTTAGGGGCTACACAGGGGTACAAAGGCAAGTAATTACACTTGCCCAAGATATGAAGAACCGCGCCGAATATTGCAATTACGACACGTTCTTAAAGATAACCGAGGGCTTGCCAACCAGACTTTACGGTAATAGAAACGAAGCAAGCGGCGAATTAAACGGCGGGTACCAAACATACGAAGGTATGAAGCAACTAATGAGGGACAACCGCGTATATGTTTATACCGGAACGCAACCCGCAAGCTATACTCTTAATTTTATTGAAGCATTTATGACCGGTATTCCGGTTGTTGCTATTGGTTCAAAATTCGCAAATTCCTTGAATATTGCCGGTGCTACCTACGAAGTTGAAAGCATTATAAATAACGCGGTCAATGGCTTTTGTTCAAATGACATAAACAAGCTAAAAGAATATACCCGAAGGCTTTTGGACGACGAAAAAATGGCACGAAGAATTGGCCGTATGGGACGCGAAACAGCTATTACGCTATTTGGTAAAGAAAACGTCAAAGCTAAATGGGCAAAGTTTTTAGGGCTTGACAATCACTAGACATAAATATTACAATTACAACAAATGGACGTAACAAAAAAACTACTTGAACTTGACCCGACATTAGAACGCCACAACGAAGGCTTTTGGAATGAACCATACGACCCCACCAAAAAGGGCTTTTCTTCATTTAACGACGCAGGTATTGAGGTAGAAACCGGCGAATTTATGTATGCAATGACCCGTATTTTGAAACCACAAAGGGTACTTGAAACCGGCACCCATTGGGGCGTTGGCGCTTCTTATATAGGTATGGCATTAAAAGAAAATGGCGAAGGTCAATTAGACACTATTGAATTTCTACCGGAAATTTACCAACGGGCAAAAGAACGAATAGTAAAGCTTGGTTTGGAAGTACAAGTATTATGCCACTTAGGCGACGTTGCGAAGTTTAACCCGCCGGAAGGCATGAAATACAAGCTTATTTTGCTTGATACCGAACCACAAACGCGCTTTGCCGAATTGGTTAAGTTCTACGACAATTTGGAAGAAGGCGGCTATATATTTATTCACGACTTACACCAACACATGCACCAAATACCAAACGAAGAACACGGCTTTGCATGGCCTTTTGGCAAAATACCCGTAGAAATGACCAATTTAGTAAGAAACGACAGACTTAGACCAATGCACTACCCTACGCCAAGAGGATTTACCGGCTTCTATAAACCGGCCAAAAACGACTATGTTTGGACTACTAAAAAGTAAATGCCCACGGTGCGGAAGCACAAAGCTAAAAGAAGTGCGCGAAAGCTTTTTGTCAAAGTTAAGACGCCTTCCACTATATGCACTTTTCTTTATTACTGTTTTCTTTGTAAAAGGCAGTAAGCCACTAATTGTTTGTCAAGATTGTGGCTTTTCTTGGGAAAAGCGCTAAAATGTTATTTATATGGCTATTTTTGAACGAAGTCGTGCGGCAATATTACCGTACCCATGCGACCCCTTTTTACTCAATTATTGGTTGAGTTTGTTTCATAAATATTGGTACGACGAAGTAGACAAGCTTTATATTTACGCTAACAGCCCCATACTAAAAGACCCCGAAATACTAGCTTTTCTAAAGGAAATTTGCGACGACCCAAAAATAATGCTTATTACCCATGAACAGCAAATAGAACATGGCGAAGTAATAAACCGTACGCTTGATATTGTGCAAGAAGACTTGGTAATGCTTGTAGAAGACGACGGCTTTATATTCAAAAAAGGCATTGTAGATTGGTGCTTTTCAAGAATTGAACACGAAGGCTACGACATTGTAGGCAGTAAGCGCGGTAGTTGTGGTATGGAAATACTAAAGCGGGCAAAAGAAGTATGGAATTTGGACTATGAAGGCGAAGGCGACCAAGGTTGTAACTTTTGGCCTAACTTCTTCTTTACCAAGAAACAAATATTACTTGATACCGACCGCAACTTTGGCGCTAGAATGTGGAAGGCAGGCGAACGCGTTGAAGCATTGGACTTTACCGTAACAGAAGACCAAGCGGGCGACACGTTCGTAAATACAAGCCTTCAACTACGGGCAAAGGGCTACAATATAGCAATAATACCACAATACCACGCACACCCATTAGACATTGAACATTACACTAACGGTAAATACCTTTTTGACGGTAACGCCTTTTGGACACATATTGGTAGCTTGTCTTCCGGCGTTGGTGGTGTACTTTGGGACGATTTCAATAGACCACTAACCAGAATGAAAATTGACCCACCGCAGGACGAAACAAAACTACCTACCGAATGGTGCCAAACCGACATGGAACGCGGCGAATGGGAACGCCGGGTACAATGGTGGTATACGTTCTACCAAAAACGCCCTACGGGTAAAATTGAAGACTTTGCAGAACAATATATAAATGCCGTTGAACGGATTATTACCCAATACGGACTTAGACGCAAAAACATATACAAGAGGCAAAGAATATTTGCTACACTTGGTTTATAGTGAAACGTTTTGGCGTTCGCCATATAAAGACGGGTGGCAATACATGTAAGCACCCGGCGGACAAAGTAATTAAGTCAGTATTTGGCGGTTACGTTTGCACCATTTGTTACAACAAGGTTGAATATGATAAAAGCAGACATAATAGTAAGTTGGCCTAATAATTGTGATTACCCCTTGTGGCGTCAATTCATAAGAAAAAACCGCAGTCGTTTTAATTTAGTAATTATTGTTTTTACAGAAACAAACACACTACCCGACTACCGCGACTTTGTACGCAAAGCAATGCACGACGACTACGTTTTATTTATAGACAATCCACCGGTTGAAGGCGGTCAAGATTGGCGGGACGTTGCAATAAAACAAGCATTGATACATAGTTTTAATTCCGAATGGGTTTGGTTTACAGAACAGGACTTTATAGTAAAGTCGGAACATTTTTGGCAGACAGTAGAAGACTACCAAAAAGAATGTAAAGTATTCGGGACAATGGACAGGGCAAGACTTCACCCATGCAACCTATTTGTTAAAAGGGAATTATTAAATTGGCTTAATAAAAACTTCGGGGCAAACCCACCATACTACGACCATTTCGGATATATTCAACAGCAACTAGAAGCAAACAAAACGACTATTGGCGTTATGCCGGACAACGAATTTTTACACCTTAACGGACTTTCGCATAATTGGCGACTTATGGCAGAAGGCGGAAAGCCTAACTATCACCCCGAACAATTTAACTTATGGGTAGCGGATTGTCTAAAAGTAGACGTGCCACTAAATGAAACTTGGGTAAATACCGTGCGGGAATACTTAGCCCGTGAAAAGTCTTAATATTTCCGTGAAAAGTCTAAAAAAGGGCATTTTTGGTTTGAGGCTAGACCACTCCCCTACCCCACCGTTTTTTAGGTTTTTCAGGATTTTTTGAGGCTAAAAAATTTTTCATAGAAAAATGCAGTAGAGTAGGGGATAGGTAACTAATATATAAAAAAAGAATAAAAAAAATGAACAAAAAATTATCAGAAAATCCAAAAGTTTTTACAGATTTTCACCACGCAAGTTTATTGCAAAGCTTTATACTTTTGTTTGAGAACCGATTGGGCGGTTCTGTCTACCGTCCAATTGGGTTGGAATGGGCGCAACAAGGATATTGGAAAGTATACGACCACCCCGCCACCCAACAGCAATTTTTAACACTAGCACAGGGGTACCAACCCGCCGACGGTAGCAAGCCACTTAATAACATTGCAAAGGTTGAAGAAGGCGTATACTATTGTCAAGACATTGATAGCGGGTATTACAACAAAGCAATTACATTAGACAAATTCTTTTCAATGCCCATTGACATAGTTATTGCGTCGCTACCCCAACACATAGACCCGTTTATAAAGCTTGCCAACGAACACCCAAACAAGCCAAAGATTATTTACCAGATTGGCAACAGTTGGAATATTGACGGTTCTATGCTTATACCAAATGTAATGAGTTCGGCAATTGTTGATATACCGGAATGGTTGCATAGCATTACTTACCACCAAGAGTTTGACACCGAAATATTTTATTTTCGGGAAGCCCAAAGAAGTAAAAACATTTATAGTTTTGTAAATTGTTTTGACACTACCCCACATTTTGCACCGGACGTTGCACTATTTAAGTCATTGGAAAAGCGTTTAGACAATTGGAACTTTAGAATATACGGCGGTCAATGCCGGGACGGCACGGCAGACGGGGCGCATAATTTAGCAAACAGAATGGCAGAAGCCCGTTTTATTTGGCATACGAAGTTTGGCGGCGACGGTTACGGTCATGTACTTTTTAATAGTGCCGCAATTGGCAGACCTACCATAATAAAGCTTGAATACTACAAAGGAAAACTTGGCGAAAAGCTACTTATAGACGGTGAAACTTGCGTAGCAATTGACGGACTTAGTGAAGACGAAACATTTAACAAGCTTGCCCACTACAACGAAGAAACCAACTACAACAAAATGGTAAACGCGGTTCGTGCCAATTTTAGGGAAAAAGTAGACTTCAACCGTGAAGCCGAACAACTAAAAGTATTCATTGACGAACTTCATTAAAACCTATTGACATTTCTTTTTTTAGACGTGGTATAATTAGTGTATGGCAACATTTACTTGGACAGCGCAAGGAAACGACGGCGCTAGTACAAATACCACAGTTGGCGCAACCGATAAAATAGGATTTTACGGTGCCGCTTTCGGCGACGCGGTGGCCGTTTCTTCATACCAAGACAGTACCCACGTTGAAAATTCCGGCGGAACCCAACAATGCACAACCCACATAAACAACAATAAATATGTAGCTTCGGGACAAATCAATATCAATGGTGGCGGTACTGAAACACTTAATGGCACAAACCTTGCTACAACAGAATGTACGCTAAAAATCAATTTTTCACACGGTTCAAGCGTTGTTACTAATACGGCGACATTTTGGGCTTACGACGCTTCAACAGACAGCGCAGTACCAACAAATATCACTTTCCAATGTGCAGAACAGGGCGACACGGCTTGGACAAATGCCGAAGGTTCAGGCGCCGCAATGAGTTTGGACGACAACACAACCAACACTAGCCATGATTTCTTTTTAGCGCTTAGTGCTTCACCGGAAGCAGTAGGCAACTTGACAGCTTTTGCATTAAAGATACAATTAACTTATCAATAAATATATGGAAAACAAAGTAAATAAAGTTACATTTGGACTAGGCGACAAAGGCAAATTTACGCCGGTTCAGTTCTTAAAAGCCGCAGGGCTTGAACAATTTATACCGTTTATTGGAAATGGTCTTAATATTGGCGGTCTTAATATGGGAACCGCAGACAAAACATTTAGAATTTCAAACGGTACCACTTCCGTAGACGTTATGGCACCAGAGCAGGACTTAGTAACCGTTGAGGTTGAATTTGACGAAGTAGAAGTAGACAGACCGGTAAAAACACCGGAATACCAAGCCGAGCAACTAGCAAAAAATGCGGCCGAAGCCGACAATACCGACGACGGTACTGAATAAGCTTTGACCGGCGCTTGCTAGTGCTTTTTCTAGGCAGAATTTAAGCTTTGGGGTACCAATGGCAAACGTTAAAGCTCGTTGGCTTGTATCGCTTTCAAATGGCGAAACAGCCATAGAGGGTAAATCACCATACGAAGAAATTGAAGGCGAATTATCACCTTGGCAAAGGCTAATTCGCTATATTGCGTTAAACAAGCTTCACATTACCACTATTCGTATTCAAATAGACGTAGACAATCTACCCACTAGAACATTTAATTTACCCTCTTTATCACCAAAGGCGAAATGGGGCAATCTAAAGCCTATACTTCCAAGCGGTTTTAATTACTTTAGACGTGTTGAACAAACAATGCGCCCCGATTATGTTGACGAAACCGGTATACATGGCTTGCACCCCGAAGCGGAAATACACTTTATAGAAATACACGCTTATTACCCGAACTTCAAGCTAGTTACAATCGTTGAAGAAGACACAGGAAACGAAAGCTGGAGTTTAATTTTACCATGAATGTAGCAATTTATTTATCATTTTTTTTTAAGCAAGCTTGGTGGTTTATTGTAGACCGTTGCGGGTATTGCGGTGGCGAAATTGAAGTTTTTAGTTGGAAAAAAGCATATTGTAAATCATGTAACAAATTAAATTAACTATGATAAAAGGAATAAATTATTATCACGAAACAATGGGTTATTTGCCTAGAACTATTAAAGAAGTGCAAGAAGACATAGACTTAATAGCACAGGGTTTTAATTCTATAAAAATTTACCATAACCCATTTTTATATGACACCTTGCCCCATGTATCCTTAGTTGCTAAGTTAGCAAAAAAAGCAGGACTACACACGGTTTGGGTAGAAAATAACGACAGTATACAATTTACAGAAAATAATTGGCTTGAATATAGAGAGAGAGTTATTAAAGATTGTATATTAGCAAGTAAATTCAATGTAGACGAATTTTTGGTGGGTAATGAAATTTCAATACATAATGATAATTCAGCAGACTACAACGACACTAACCTACCACTAAAAATTAAAGAGTTGGTAGAAGATTGCACCCCACTTACGCAAGCCTTGTTAAGTTATCAAGAGGGCTGGTGGAAAAAAGACGCTTGGAATAATGCAAGGTTAGGTAAAATAAAGAAAATTCATTTTACTTTATATGAAGATATTATTAATTTTGAAAGCCACGCTAAAGATATAAAGGAAAAATTTAGCTCACGGGCTACTATTGGCGAATGGTCTACACAGGGAACAATGGCAAGTAGTTCAACAGACGAATTAGATTGGGTAGAAAAACTAATGGAAAGAAAGAAAATACTAAATAATTTTAATTTTGATAATTACTATTTTTGTTTTAGGGACACAGGGGAAAATGAAAATAACAAGGGCTTTGGACTAATAAAATTTGATAGACAAGAACCCCACTTAGCATACTTACTTCTAACATAGTATGGCAAATTCACATTCAGTATCATTTGACGGAGTAGACGGAAAAATAGCCGTAGGACATAGTTCGGGTATTTATAAAGGCTTGGCCACAGGAACGCTTGAATTTTGGTTCAAAGCAGTGCACTCCACAACCGCATATCAAAAGATAGTATTTGCAAACGGAAATATAGACATAGGACTCACTCAAGACTTCGGAGGGGGAAATTGTAAACTATTCGGCGAGATAGCAGGCGCAGGGAATTTAGGCGAATTTGAAGAAGAAGACCACGCAGACGGTACTTGGCGACATGTTGCTATTACTTGGGACGGAACTTGGGTAAGAGGTTATATAGACGGGGTTTATAAAAAAAGAGTAGCACAGTCGGGGTCAATGAATAACAACGATTGGGGCGACTTATGTTTGGGTAGAAGGGAAACTACCGAACCGCTAGAGGGTAATATAGACGAATTTAGAATATCAGACATAGCTAGGTATACTACCGAAACTTCATTTACCCCACAGACTACAGACTTTACAGACGACGGCAATACTATTGTACTATGGCACTTAAACGACGCTAGCGGAACTAATGCTAATGATAGTTCAAGTAATAATGTTGACGGTACTTTATCGGGCGGTGCTAGTTGGGATACGGATATACCCTATATTGAGGCGGTACAATTAAACAACACTAGACCCGCACGGCTTGTTTCAAAGGACACGGCTACTTCTTCAAGAAATGCTAGAACTTGGGGTGTAGATACCGACAGCGACAGCCGCGACGCTAGGTTGATTGGTAATGTCACAACCACCAATTCAAGAGGCGCTAGAACTTGGGGTGTTGATACACAAAGCAGTTCAAGAGGCGCACGGCTTGTTTCAAAGGAAACCGTAACTTCAAGCAGGGACGCAAAAATACACGGTGTAGACACAGCCACTTCAAGCAGGGACGCAAAACTTGAAGGTAACGTAACAACGGCAGATAGTAGAAATGCTAGGTTAAAAGGTGTAGAAACGCTTACAAGTTCAAGAAACGC